AAATGAATAGTAGAAACCAATCTATGCCAGATGCTGTATGTTTGTTGCAGCCTACGAGTCCATTGAGAACAGTGGAAACTATTAACAAATGTATCGAAGTAATGGAGCAAGGTGCTCGGTCAGTAACTACGGTTTATAATGGAGTTCACCCGAAGAAATCATACTATCCTAATGGAGAACCTGTGTTTCCAACGAATCGTCCATATGATAAACATATTGATAAGGTATTGACACGCAGTGGAAGTGTGTTCATCACTAGAACTGAGTACCTTCTGGATAATCATTTACTATGGATGCCGGAGTTTGTAGTCACAAGTAAGATAGAAGCTATTGATATAGATGACTATGAAGATTGGTACATCGCTGAAGCAATAAGAATGCGTATGGATGAAGGTAATTAACTGCTCCCACTGGTGATTGATACAATTTAATATTCATTCGGCAGTGGGATAATTCATCACTGGAAAGTATCGGGGGAAGTGATATAATGTTTATGGAATACTCTCTAGGGATGTTTTCTTCGAAGGCACTTCAGAGACGCTTCAGAGAATAGCTGGATTATACCATATCTAACTTTTAAATGGAAGAGGAAAAGGAGAAAATTTTATATGAAATGTTTACTAATAGGGTACGGTGAGATAGGGAAAGCAGTGTTCAAGGTATATAGAGAGTATCATAGCATCGAAGCATATGACCCAAAATGTTGTGAATGTAATCTATTACCAGTAGATAGTTATGATATATTACTGGTTGCTATACCATATAGTGACAATTTTGTAGAAATTATAAGGTCATACACTGAAATTTATAATATAAAGACAACAATTGTATTTAGTACTGTGCCAGTAGGTACTTGTAGTCAAATTCCCAACTGCGTTCATAGCCCAGTAGAGGGAAAACACCCGGAACTAGCAATAAGCATAGCTACTATGGAGAGATTAGTAGGTGGAATTGAGCCACTTGCATATAGATTCTTCAAGGAAGCTACTCAAACCCCTATTGTTCATAATACTCCAGAAATTACAGAAGCATTGAAGATGCTGTCTACTACATTCTACGGAGTTTGCTTGGAATATTATAGATACGCAAAACAAATTCTCAGAACATTGGGTGGCGATGGCTCTGAATTTAAGCATTTCAACATACTTTACAATGAATTATATACAGCACTGAATATGAAGCAGTTTGTACGTCCAGTATTAAATGCTCCAGACGGTGAATTAGGTGGTCACTGTGTAGTTCCTAATGCAAATCTACTACATGACCAGTATCCTAATCCTATGGTCAAATTGGTAGCCACTCAAGAGCAAGCAAAGGGGGAAGAGTAATGGCTTTAGCAGCAATCATAATCTCAGTTGTAGGAATATGTGCTAACGTGTTCCTATTCTTACTACAATTTGGTATAATTAGTATTAGAACCAAGGCGAATGACCCTTACAAAGATTACAGAAATGAGAAGGGGTTATTTACACCAAGGAGTAAACGAGTGAAGGATGATGAATAATGAGTCAATACGGTTTCCATTTTCATAGCACCGTTCGTCTACCTCAAGAAATGCGTTCAGCTCGTGATGCTACACGTATGGAGTTCATGACCGATGAAGAAATGGATATGATTAACGAATATATCACTATCCTTAACCTTAATCAAGGACAATTGACGAGCATCTATGAACGATGGAGAAAAGAGGAAGAAGCTTACAAGGGTGACCAACCTCTCAGACGTAATAGACCAAACACTAGGGTAAATATTGTTAATGCCAACATCGAAGGTCAAGTATCTGCTCTTGTTGAGCAGAATTTGGCAATTTCTACTAGGGGAGAGAGTATCGGAGATAAGCCATTTGCTGAATGGGCAAGAATAGGACTTGACTGGACTTTTCGTAAGAACAAAATGAGAAGAGTAATTGAGCAACACGAACGCAGAAGATTAAAACATGGTTCTGCGTGGTTTAAAGTTCACTTTGACCCAATGGCAATCTATGGATTTGGATTGGCAAGAATTAGCAATCCATCAATGGGGGATATATTTATTGATGGAAAGGTTAAAGACCCATTATGTACACAGGATGCTGAATATATAGCAGAGAAGATTGATATGTCTTACTCTCAAATGTGTGAGACATATGGGGATGACAAGGCAAATGCCTGTATGTACGGAACTGTCCCGGTGTGGGATGAATATGTGTTCGAAGAATTTGAGTCTGAGGACGATAATACTTCTACTACTATTTTCCAATATTGGAGCAAGCCATATGGGATTCTTAGACTGCAGGAATTTTCAGCAGATGGTGTACTGCTTTATGATTCACACAAGAAAGGCACACGTAAGGACAACCAGAGAGATATGGATTACAAGAATGTACCATATTATTCTTATGTAGACAATAAATATCCTTACTTCTTCACTTATCTATATCCAGAAGAAGGACAGATTTATGGATTTGGTGATGGAAAGTTATTACTTCCATTACAGGATATGATTAATGACTTATATGACAAAATAAGGATAGCAGCAAGACCTCACTTAATTCTTATTGACCCGGAAAGCGAACTTGATATTGATGAATTTGACGAGAATAGTTTTGAACCTATACCGTGTAAGCAGCCTACAAGAGCTGTTCATACTGTAGCATGGGGAACTGTAAATGAAAGCTGGTGGAGATTACTTGCTTCCATTCATACTGAAGTCCAGAGGGTAACAAGATTTAGCGAACTTATGACTGGACAAGGTGGTGGAGCACAGACAGCTACAGAAGCTTCTATTCAACAGCAGCAAGGTAATGCAGCAACTAATCAGAAGAAACTCATGCTCGAACAGAGCCTTATAGATGTTGCAGCTTACGCATTGGGGCTTATGATGGAGTTTTATACCGAAGAGAAAGCTTTCAGACTTACAGAGAAGAAAGATGAATATGCTTGGATAGATTTTAGAAAGATGCGTGAAGTGCCTGTTCAACGTCCAGCTTCTGCAGCGTATACAGAAGAGTATCTTGCAGCAGGAAGAAGGCAAGGAGAAATCAGAACTGCACCGCAATGGGAATTGCTTACAGATAGTGAGGGGAACACTGTAACCAAGAATGTTGAGCTTGACATAGAAATAACTATAGGAGCAGGATTACCTAAGAACAAAGCATTCTTATGGCAGATGATTACACAACTTGCACCACTGGCAGTAGAAGGAAAACCTCTTATGACTTGGTTAGAATTCCGTAAATTTATAATTGACTTCCTTGGAGTACCACTCATGACAGAAGAAGAGTTGAGACTCAAGGAAGAGTTTGAACAGCAGCAGCAAATGTTAATACAACAGCAGCAAGCAGCTATGGCAGCACAGCAAGGTGGAGCACCGGGACAACCGGGACAACCACCACAACCGGGAATAAATAATGAACAACAAGTGGCTGAAGGTGGAGCACCTATGGCTGGTGGAAGTCCTGCACAGAGTATGGCAGCAGGAGCACCACAGCCGGGACAAATGCAACCATCCGGGGGATTTGGAATAACAGGAAGGTGATATAATGGCAGACCCAAGAGAGCATAATAACTTTATATACAGAGTTATGAGTGACCAGAAGCACCTTAAGCATGTTCTGACACAAGAAGATATTGCAAGAATGACTATGATAGAGGGAAGATATCCCATATCAAAACTTCCTGTATGTTCTCACTGTGAAGGACTTGCTATGTGGGGTAAAGGAATGATTGGAGTTTGTACAAAATGTGGAACTACTACCTTAAATCCTATAACTCTGTCAGAATATTACTTAAAAGGTTATGACCTTGATGGAGCAACAGGTGAAGATAGAGCACAGGTTACACACGAACGAAATGCACGTAAGGAAATAATTCCAGAATTCAAATTTGAGAGGTAAATGACTATGATATATCTTATGGGAACTACAAAGCTGGACGATAAGGAAGTAGAATTGCTTGATAATCAAGGGTTGTACCCGATATCAAGATTAATGGGAGAAAATACAAGTTGGTATGGTGGAAGAGTTACCAAATATGGATATCTTAAGTCAAATCCAGAACTTATGATGTTCATAGAGGAACGTGAGGGCGATGGTATGAAGATTATAGACCTTGGAAGTGAGAAGCCTACAGCTTTACCAAGGGAATCCCTCAAGCATTTGTTAAATTGCAGGAAGATAAAATACAGGAACAACTTGACAACTGAGGAACTAGCAGAACTGGTAAGTACTTGCATTGTATAATGTAACCATTGTATAATTATGGTGAATGAGATGCCCGTAGTCGGGTTGTGACAGATAAGTTGCCAAAATCCAGCCGGAATGTAGCTGAGAATACATTTATTACGGATTAAAGTCCGGGAGATTCAAGGGGGATAACAGAGATATGAATAGATGGTTAAGGAGACTTGGGGTACAACCTATGCTTGCACCAGACAAAGGAGCAGGAGCAGGAGCTGCAGAAGATAAGGACGAAGAACTTGACGAACTTCTTGACGATGAAGATGAGTTGGACGATGAGCCAGAGGATGACGATGAAGATGAAGAACAAGTTCCACTTGCTGTTGTGCTTCGAGAGAAAGCTAAGCGTAAGGAAGCTGAACGCAGACTTAAAGAGTATGAAGAGAAGGAACATGCAACATCAGTAGCATCAGAGAAAGCTGAGATAAAAGCCAGATATATCAGAGCTGGATATAGTGAAGCCTTAGCTGATGTGCTCGCAGAGGAACGTGTTCAGACAAACTTAGAAATTAAGCGACTAAAAGATGACTTAAGTGACAGGGAATTTAAGGCAGAATTGAAAGCTATAGCAAAAGATAAGTTCTTTGCTGATATTGAGGACTTCTCGTCTGAGATAAAGCAGAAAATGTCTGAGGTAAAAGGCTTGACAATTGAGGAAGCATATGTACTAGTCAACAGGAAGTCAGCAAAGCGTAAGAAAGCAGACTTAGAACTTGATGAAGAATTGATTGCAGCCAATGAACGTAGGAAAGATTTGATAAGGCAACCTGTTTCAAGAGGAAGCAAGACTACAACAGTGGGTAAACTGGATAAAGATGACATAAAAGCTCTTAAACAGTTACAGCAGATGCAGCCGGAAGCTGGTTGGAACTCTAAGAAATATTATGACTTGATGAAGAAGAAGTAACTTGAAAGGAGTGGGTTTCGATGGCATTCGCTATAAGGAAAGATAATGTTAATAAGGTTCTAGTTCCTTGTTTTCCTTCCACTGAAGTTGTCGGTAGCACAGAAAACCATGTTGGAGACTTAGTTTATAGGTCTACAATCAATGGTGGATATGTTGCTGTTACTTCCGCAGAGGGAACTTCGAACGGAAGAATTCTTGGTATTCTCCAGATTAAATCCACTTTGGGTGATGGTGCAGGCTGGAACGTATCAAGCACTAATTATCCAAATGGTCTTGGATATATTGCACCTATTAGGGGCGAAGTTCTTGAAGCAGACTGGAGCACAGTGGCTTTAAGTTCAAATTTGTCCACTAATATCGGTAAGACTTTCAGACTTGAATTGCATCCTACACTTGGAACTGTAGTAGACTTGTCTACTGCTCCAGTTTATGCAACTCTGTATTCGTCTGAAATTGGTGCAAGCACAAGTGCGTATTGCTTTGTATTAACAGGTTTCGATACTAGCAGAAGGAAAGCGTATGGGTACGTCCCTAACCAATTCCTAGAAATATAATGGAAAGGAGTGTTCTGTCATGGCTTACACAATCACCACGGATATAAGCAGGATGCTGCTCGCAGGACAGAAGGAAATATTCTTGAAGAATTATGACCCATTTCCGATAGAATATACCATGTATACTACACCTAAGACAGCAACTAAGAAAACTGAAACATACGACAGCATGGGTAACTTACAGGCTGCACAAGAAAAGCCAGAGGGCGATGCTATCAACTATGGTAAAGTCGAACAGGCATATCAGACTTCCATTACAAATAAAACTTGGGCTAATGGTTTTGCACATAGCTTGGAAGCAATCAAATATGACCTTTACGGTGTTATCAATAGTGCGAAAGCAAAAGAACTGGCAAGAACAATGAGAGACTTAGAGGAAGCAAATGGTATCAGACCTTGGAATGATGCGTTTACAGTAGCTCTTGCAGACGGTCAACCTTTGTGTACTAATAGTAGACCATTGTTTAACCTTCCGGGGCAGTTCAATGATACTCTCATCACTGGTGCGTTGAACTACGACAACATCAAAGCTGCTACTAACCAGTTTGCATTGTTCAGAAACCACCAAGGTGGACAGATGAAGTCAACTCCAGATAGACTGTTTACACATGCGGTAAACATGATAACTGTTGAGGAAATTTTGTACTCACAGAAGAAAGCATATGAATTCTCTAACACAGAGAATAAGCTTCCTACACTCAAAGGTGTATATTCTCACTACCTTGCAAGTCAGACTGCATGGTTCTTGGAAGATAGCACTTATGAGCACGTATTGTTCCAGTGGTTCATGAAAACCGAGTTTGATTTTGACGAGGATAAGAGAAGCACTAAGAACATGTACTTCAATGCAATCAATATCCACCAGACAGGTGCTTTACCAAACATTGGTATAGTAGGTTCATTAGGAACTTAATAGTTGGGGGTCAGCCCCCCTTCTATTTTGTTAGAAAGGAGAGGTTCACATGGGGCTTTATAAGAACGTATTGCCTGTTAATAGTGACTTGTATGCTAAGCCAGACGTTGGTAGTACTGAGGTTAAAGTAATTGATGCTTTAGGATATATCCAACAGCCAGTACAGTATGTAACCTATACTTCTGCTGGTTTATCCGTATCCACTGCTCCAGCTTATGGTGTAACATACGTCCTACCTAATAGTACTGGTGGAGATTTCTCAACTTCTCCGGCAGTGCTCTCACTTGGAGCACCTATTCCGGGAGTTGCGAAAACTGTTGTGTTTGCTTCCACAGCAGGAGCAGTTAATACACTTGACTTATATTTAGGTGGGGGAACTATATTTGGTTCTTCTGGCTTCACATATGTAAGTTTCTCAAGCGTAGGCGAAAGTGCACAGGTTGTAAATCTTATGGGTCTGACTACTGCATTGTGGGCTGTAACCAGTGTTACAAGCACAATCGGTTCGTTCGGATTCAGTGCAGCCGGGATTAGAGGAAGTACAGCAGCCAGAACATCATAAACAATAACTATTAACTATTAAAGAGGACAGGGTGACTATAGCCTTGTCCTCTTTTCGTTGCGTTGACATTAATTGGGCGAAATGATATTATTGGTGTATAGGATATAAGGTATAATTTCCTAGTAATTACAAAATATACAAATTATGGGGGTTCATATGGTTAACGTAGAGAAACGCAAGGACAAAGTTTGTATTGTAGGGTTTGCACCAACTTGGAATTTGACACCATTTAGCGACCCGGACTTTGAGGTATGGGGACTGAACGAATTATATAACTATTTCAATCAAGTAAAGGGAGCACATGCTGAACGCTGGTTTGAGATTCATGCACCAAACAGTCCGTCAAAGAATACTCCACAGCATAAAGCTTGGCTCAAGAATGCCACAATACCTGTTTATATGCAGAAACACCACGATGATATTCCATCAAGCGTAGCATATCCTCTTGACGATATTATTAAGTGGTTCGAGGACAAAGGGCATAATGGAGCAAGATACTTCACTAACTCAATATCGTATATGATTGCATTGGCTATATACGAGGGCTACAAGGAGATTCATATCTATGGGGTAGATATGGCTCATGATAGCGAATATGCGTTCCAGAAACCATCCTGTGAGTATATAATCGGTATTGCAGAGGGTATGGGAATAAAGGTTCACGTTCCATGTGAAAGTGATTTATTAAAGGCTGGAAAACTTTATGGATATGAGACAGAAAATACCATGAGACTTAAGATTAGAGGAAGAATCAAGGAATTCCAGACACGTAGACAAGGACTCGTGCAGCAGCAGCAACAACTACAGGCACAGCTCAATGCTATAAACCAGCAAATTATCGGTATTGATGGAGCTTTAAACGATTGTCAGTACTGGCTTCGCAACTGGAGTTAATTGGAAGAACTGGTCATAATTGGAAGGAGTGGTCTAAATGTATGTAAAGGAAACTGGAAGGAAAATCAAGTTTATACAGCCAGAAACAGCAGCATCAACAGCAGCGAATGTAGTTAGTAACCATCAGTTTACAAGTCATGCCACAGCAGGAGATTTCTGTACAATTACGTGTACTACTGGAACTATGTATTTCTTGACAGATAGCTTTGGAACTGCCTTGACTACCAGTAAGAATGGTTTCGAAATGACAGCAGGAGATACTTTAGATTTTGTAATGGGAACATCAGCTCCGCAAACATTATCTACTGCAGCCGATGGAAAATTCCAGTTGATAGTATGGTTGCCATAATGGGATGAAGTGGACTAAATGGGGAGATTTGTGAGAACAGCTCTTAGAACTGGTGGAGTAGGATTCACTCCAGAAGGTGGAATACTTCACAAATATGTAAACAGAACTGGAGCACCTAGCATTAAAGGAACTGTTGTAGGGCATAGTACTGCATACGACAATTCTGTAAGTTTGCCAAATATTCCACTTGCAGCTACAGGAATAATGTATGACGATGGAATACCAGACGGAAACTTATGTAACGTAGTTATCCATGGAAAAGCATGGGTGAGAATTGAGAATGATATAGAAGTTAAGCATAACTACTGGGTTGGAGCTTCGACCGTTACTCCCGGAACAGCCTTGGCTACAACAGAACCACCCGGTGGTGGATTCTCTCTTGTTACTCAAGAACACTTCCGAGAAATCGGTCATGTATGTACTTATAGAGCAGCAGGGAGTACAGCCTTGGTATTAATTCAGCTCCATTTTCTGTAAGATAGGGGGTGTAATAAATGGCTAAGTTAACATTATCTGAAATCTTAGCAGATATAGATACAAGGTTGCCGAATATCTTCACTGAAACTCAGAAGATAAATTGGCTTAATATGGTTGCCAGAAAGTATTATAAGTATGCCCCTCATGAAGTAGAGCTTCCAATAACATTGACCAGTGGAATCGGTTCGTATTGCACTGATAGCAGTGATGGGTTTAAGTTCGAAAACTTGAATTACGTGAAGTTTTATAATACTACGGCAGCAGTATCAAGTACAGATGTTGCATCATATGAGCTATATGGCAAGGATGCTATCTATGAGCATGGTCAAGCTGGAAGCTTCTTGTATGACAGTTCTGGTTCTCTTGGCATATCTCCTGTTCCTACAACGAGTGGGTATAGAGCTATAGTAAACTACAACAAGTATCCGGCTACACTGACAACTGATAACTCTACAACTTACCCGGATATAATGGATGGATATGAGGAAATTCTTGTGTTTGGGACAATGCAAATAATGGCAAAGTCTGGAATATCTCCAGATATAGATATTGCAAACAATGCACAAGCTGATTTGTCAGAAGTATTGTCACAAGCAAGGCTAGAGCTTTCAAGAAAGAAGTATAAAGCAAGAGGAAGAAATAGGGTAAGTTATAAGGAAATTTGGGAAAACGAATATTAAGGGGTGAGGATAGTGGCATTTGCAAAACCACCAAAATATCAAACTAAAATATTGAACAATAGCTTCGGTGATGGAGTTAACACTTTCCTTTCCCCATTTGAAATTAAGGATAGTGAACTCACTGATATGCGAAACATGAACGGTGACTTCTATCCGGCTCTTACAGTAAGACCAGCAAGAGCTGTGTATAGTTCCAGTCTTACTTCACCATATGCGATAGGTAGCCGTGCAAACACTTTGCTTTATGCAGTAGATGGAACTGACCTTAAAGAGTGGGATACAGGTACAAGCAATTACAATACGAGGGCTTTAAGTACTGTGGGAAATCTTGGGCTTTCTAAGATATTTGAATTCAGTCAGCCAGACGTAAAGAATACTATAACCTGTAGTACTGTTGCAGCTTACTATTGGGATGGTTCTACATCAGCAATCATTCCAGATTTTCCTAAAACTAGGTTCGCATGTTCTTACAGGGACAGGGTTTATGCTTTGATTGATAGGAAAATATATCACTCTGCAAACCGTGACCACACTGACTGGACTGATATAGATGAAGCTGGTTATGTAACCATAGCGAACCAGAAGGGAGTAGTGTCTGGGATTTGTGCTTATGCTGATACTATTCTGGCATTTACCGACCAGAGTATTCATGCTTTATATGGCACTCAGCCAGAAGATTACCAGTTGGTGGATGTAAGTCTTGAAATTGGTGCAGTAGAAGAGAAGTCAATTAAGGAATGCAGGGGAATCCTGTACTGGCTTGATTATAAGAATGTTTATAGGTATAGCGGTGGAGCACCCATTCCAATAGGCGATATGGTAAAGGGTTACATTGATAGAATAAACTGGACTTATAAGAATAAGATTTCAGCAGGAGCTTATGGTGATAAGTACTTCCTGTCATTACCGCTTGACGCATCAACAGACCCTAATGTGTTGCTTGAATATAATACCAAGTTAGGAAAGTGGTATGTGCATACCGGGAACTTCATAGACTTTACTCCAATACAGGACAATTTATATGGACTTACCAGTACTGGTGGGGTTTACTTAATGGAGTCTACTAATGCACAAGACCCGGACGGAGCTATATCATGGTACATGGTTACAAAACCATTTTGGGATAACTCAGTAGAATTCAAGAAAGCACTGCATAGTATGTGGTCAGTATATAATATTGCTGCCAGTGGGATAATTAGAATGGAATATTCTACTAATGTAGATGATTCTAGCTTCAACACTCTTGCCAGCTCAACAAATGCAGTTCCAGACTTTACTCCAGATAGCACACATCATAATGACAGAATACTCGTGCCTTTAACGAGACTGCAGAACGTGGATTGGTACAGGCTTAAGATGTCTGGAGAAGGACTTGGTAAGATATTCTATGTTCAGAGGAACATTAGGATAAGGGGGAGATAACATGGCTGAGTTTTCATTTGACCCACAGAACTTCGGTTCTATAGCTGAAATTCAAGACTATATTGTGGGGCTTACAAGGAAGCTGAACTATGGGATGACACATCTTGATAGTCTGAATGTAAAGAGAATAAACACTAATCAGACTATCATTAAGTCATCTGATGGTTACATGGATTTGACTGGCGAACAGATTAAAATGTATGACGTCACAGGTGACCTACGCTTTCGTGTGGGCTTATCTTCCCTTGGAGTATATGATATGACCATGTGGAGTTCAAACGCAGCCACAACTGATTATGATGCTTCTAGTAATGCTTCTATGTATATCAATAGTTCCGGCGAAGCTGTGTTTGCTGACACAATTAGAACAAAGAAAGATGCAATAGTTGGAAGAAACTTGTACGTTGGTTATTCCAATAGTACTGAGGTTAAGGCTGTAAGATTACAAGCATACGACCCACTTATTGGAAGAGAACAGGATTTAATAATGAGGTCAGCATATGATGGATTGGGCTTGCTTAATCTTGAATTTGGTATGCTTTATAGTTCAGAAAATAGCAGTAATCCGTTAAGAGACATAGATAGTGTAAATTTCTACACATTTGGTGGATTTAATATACATGGTCAATATTTTAGTCAAATCGGCATTGGAGCTGGATTCACTCAAATAGGTAGTGATACTAACTTAAATATAAGTGTTGGAACTTTAAATGATATGAATCTGTTTGCAAGAGACATAATACTTTCGCCATATCAGAATGGTTATCTGAAAACAACAGATAGTACAAGCAAGATAGCTACAGAGGGTTATGTTAACGCAGCTATTAATACTCTTGGGTTCAATGCAGACTTGTATGCCAAGAATTTCTCCAGCGACAGACAGATAGTGTTTGATGCTTCAACTGTTCATAATGGTTTAGCTTTCAATATGAACAGTACTGGATATTTCCTTATATCTAACTTTGGTGGAGATACTAACCATTACCAGTTTGTTTATACTGCACATGCTTCTCCAAGGTTTTATCAGAACGGAATAGCTATATTTACAGCAGCACAGGTAGTTAATTCTACCAGAAACATACAGTTTGACCTTACTACAGCAGAGGATAATTTCTTGATATACAGAAACTCTACTCACACTGCTAATGCTGTTTTAAGTCCCACTGGAAAGGTAATTAAGCTTGATTACTCTACCGCTTCTACGGACAGCTTAGAGGTTATGTTTGACAGCACTAGAAGAAGTATAGTCCTTGGTTCTGATACTACACCTATGCGTTTTGGATTCTCAGCAGGACTGCTTCAGTTTTACTATAACGGTATCAATCAAGTAAATGTTCCAGACCAAGCATCTATAGTCCAAAACCTAAGCTCTAATAGAAGGATAAGTTTTGACTTCACTACAGCAGATGATAATTTGTTGGTAGGCAGAAATACCACTCAACTTAAGTCAGTGGTATTATCTAACACTACACAAGCATTAAGACTTGACTGGAGTACAGCAACAGCGTTGCCATCAATAGTTTCAAACAGTACTATTGTAGCTTATTTGGTACGTTCAGCAGGACAGGCACACAGGTTTGAATGGAATGCAGGAAGTACTCACTTGAATTTACAGGTAGCCGGAGTAAGTGTGGCAAACTTTATTGACAAGATTGAATGCGTAAGGAATGTGAGTACAGCAAGACAAATAAGATTGGATGTAGAAACAACTGGAGCATTCCAATGGCTACAAGTAGTCTTAAATAGCACCAGTGCTGGATATCCTGTAATGGCTTATTCAGCAGCACAGAAACTAAGTATGCAACACCTTACATTAGCAACAACTGCTGGTTCAGTGTTACAAACTTCCGGGGAGTATATCTTGGTATATTCTAGTGGAGTGTTTAAAGGAGGGCTTCGTCTTGATACTTAAGAGAGCGATGGCATTCAAAGTATTAAAACGGTTCGATAAGTACTTACCAATGGAAGTCTGGTATTGCATGATGGTTCTGGACGAAAACAATGGAGTGTTCATAAGGCTTAAAGCAGGGGGTAATCCCCCTAAAGGCTTGACTATCAAGAACAGTTCACAATTAAGTCCAGTTCAATTGCAAGAAATGATAGATAATGGTAATATTGAATTAGTACAGTTAGGGGGTTAATCAAATGGCAGAAGTAGGTATAAGGCAATACCTTGAAGAGAAATATAAAATAACTCCAGAATCGTTGACCTCTCCGGCTCAAGGACAGGTTGCGTTAAATGGTAAGGTACTTAATGTAGAAGGAATCAGATATGACCCTACAACTGGTTACCATTACGCACCAACGGAATCAGCGATTAACAGGGCTTATGCACAGGCTACATTATCACCAGAAGAGTTTGCCAAACAATGGGGAACTCCACAACCTGTTCAGCCAGCTACAGCACCAGCACCAATTCAGCAGGCTACACAGGTTCAGCCACAACAGGGAACTACACAGGTATCTACTCAGCAGCAACCAGCAGGAACGCCTACTCCTACGGCAATTCAGCAACCAGCTCAATACACAATAGCTTCTGGAGATAGTTTGACTAAGATAGCTGCACAGTATGGTACGACAGTGAATGATATAATTGCTGCAAATCCAACCATTACAGACCCAAACAAAATAATGGTTGGACAATCAATAACATTACCAGCACCTAAGCCAGCAGCACCAGCTCCTGCACCGACATCAACTCCTGCTCCAGTAACTACTCCTACTGAACCAACTGAAACAGTTCAGCAGCCAGCTCAGCCAGCAGGACAGCAGACTCATACTTATGCAGAAGGTGAAACGCTGTGGGGAATATCTCAGAAGTATGGTTTGACAACAGCAGAATTACAAGCAGCAAACCCTACATTAGACCCTATGAATATGCAAGCCGGGATGAATATAGTTATTCCGACAAAACCAGCAGCAGTAACACCAGCTCCAGCACCAGAAGCACCAGCTCCTACAGCACCAACAACCACAGGAGCAAACCAGTATACATTAGTAGCCGGAGATAGCTTATACAAAATTGCCCAATCTAAGGGTGTTAGTTTAGATGCACTGATACAGGCTAATCCCGGAATAAATCCAGATATGGTACAGGCTGGACAGACTATTAATTTGCCAACTGGTACACCTACAGCTACAGCAGCACCAGCAGCACCAGCAGCACCAGTTACAGCTACTCCAAGCACTGCGGTTGGTGGAAACGCTCACACTATTGCAGCAGGAGATAGTTTAACTAAGATAGCAACTCAGTACGGAACAACTGTTGATGAAATCCTTAAGTTAAACCCGGAGATAACTGACCCGAATAAAATAATGGCTGGTCAGACTATTAAAGTTCCACAAACAGCAGCACCTACACCTACAGGTGCTGTAGTTCCACCGACAACAGCTACAGATGCAGCAGCAGCAGCAGCTCCAACACCAACATTAGAACCTAAACCTACAGTAGCACCTACAGCACAGTTTACTTTAGATAAGACAACACCTGTAGAGCTTGCTTGGCAACAGGCAGACCTTGGTTTTATGTCTGCGAAAATGGAAGTATCTAACATAATGGGAAATCCCGGAATTATAGCAAGAGCAGCCGGGGATGCTGGTGGAGC